GCAAACGTGGACGTTTGAACGCAACGGTTGGGAAGCTAGCGCTAAAGCTTACAACCAAGTTCATAATATCCACAACAGCTTAATTTAGGTGACAAGTATGATACAAGAGGTTATCAATGAAAACGAGTTCTTAAAAGACAAAAACAGACGTCTAAACAATGAACTGACGAAACATTACTTTGTAACTGTCGCAAAGGCAAATCTACTCGACATCATCATTGCTGAAGGTTACATTTTACAATCAACACTTGATAAATGTATCAATCAGCTTGATGAAGTTGACCAGCTAGAAATTAGAAAGGCTATGACAAATGGTGAAACCTAAACTAGAAAAAGAAAATGTGCTTATTATGCGAACGCATTTCGCAGAAGCTATTCACCCTGAAAACGGCGAAAAAATAGACTTTTCTGTAGCAATGAATGGTACGCCAGTTGTTACTTACAAAGGTCGTATGGTAACTTACGACATTCAAGAAATTCTCAATGAAGCAATTGACTTAATTGATGAAGCATTAGCAAAAGGAGCTTAAAAATGGTGACAATTAATAAACTAGAAATTGAGAACGTCAAGCGTATTAAAGCGGTCAAAATTGAACCGTCGGCAACTGGCTTGACTGTAATTGGTGGTAATAATAACCAAGGCAAGACAAGTGTTCTGGATAGTATCGCTTGGGCACTAGGTGGTAATAAATACAAACCAAGCAAAGCAGAGCGTGAAGGCTCAATGGTACCGCCTACGTTAAAAGTAACACTTTCAAACGGTCTTATTGTTGAGCGTAAAGGTAAGAACAGCTCACTTAAAGTCATTGACCCTAACGGTCAAAAAGCAGGACAACAGTTGCTTGACAGCTTTGTGGAAGAATTGGCTATCAACTTACCTAAGTTCATGGAAAGCACGCCAAAAGATAAAGCAAACACGCTTTTGCAGATTATCGGTGTTGGTGACCAGCTAGCAGAACTGGAGTTAAAAGAAAAGGAAATCTATAATCAACGTCACGCTATCGGTGTGATTGCTGACCAAAAAGAGAAATTCGCAAAAGAGCAGCCATACTATCCAGACGCGCCAAAAGAGCTTGTCAGCATTTCAGAACTTATTCAACAACAGCAAGCTATTTTAGCTAAGAATGGTGAGAATGCTCGTAAACGTCAAAATGTGACAATCATACAACAAAACTACAGTTTTAAACAGCAAGAAGTTGATGAACTCAAAAAGAAACTAAGAGTAGCTGAGCAGCAATTGGATCAACTTACAGAAGATTTACAGATTGCACAGACTGACGCTATGGATTTGCACGACGAGTCAACAGCTGAAATTGAAGAAAATATTGCACGTATTGACGAAACCAATCGTCGTGTTCGTGCTAATCTTGATAAAGACAAAGCTGAAGACGACGCTAAACAACAACGTGAACAATACAATCAATTGACTAACGAAATTGAAGCTGTTCGTCAGCAGAAAACAGACTTGTTAACTAACGCGGACTTGCCACTTGAAGGCTTGTCAGTATCTGACGGTAAACTTCTATATCAAGGGCAAGAATGGGATAACATGAGTGGTTCACAGCAACTTATGGTGGCTACTGCGATTGTTCGTAAGCTTAAGCCAGAATGTGGCTTCGTTCTGATTGATAAGTTGGAACAAATGGACCAAATCACACTTGAACAGTTCGGCGCTTGGTTAGAACAAGAAGGCTTGCAAGCTATTGCCACAAGGGTGTCAACTGGTGAAGAATGTGCTGTGATAATCGAGGACGGTTACTCAGTCGTTAACGAAGCACATCAACAATCAACAACAGCTAAGCCAGCATTTACAGCAGGTACATTTTAAGAAATAGGAGAAAAAAACAATGAAACAAACTGAAACATTTATCGTCTTTCGTGATAAGAAAAGCGGTCGCTTTTTAACGGAGTATAAAAACAATGATAGTGCATTAGCGTTTTCAGCTAGTTATAAAAAAGAAATTCAATCAGCACTTTTTATTCCTGAAAAATATTTTGAAAAAGATAAAAAAAGATATGATGGTTTATTGCAAGCACTTGAAGCAGAACCGATTGAAGTCAAAGCAGAATACACATTCACAACATTAGACGGCAAAGAACCAAAAGAAATCAAAGTGAGCAGTCAAAGTAAAGCTGAAATGTTGTTTGATGCACTTGACGATATTTTTGGAGGTGACGATTAATGCAGATTACAAAAGGAAAACGCGCACGAGCTCAAAAAGTAGTCGTTTATGGTCCTGAAGGTATTGGTAAGTCAACCTTTGCGGCACAATTTCCAGAACCGCTATTTATCGATACGGAAGGCTCAACCGATAACATGGATGTTTCACGCTTGGATAAACCGTCAAGCTACACTATGTTAAAAAACGAAATTGCTTGGGTGAAAGCAAATCCAACTGTTTGTAAAACACTTGTTATTGACACGATTGACTGGGCAGAAAGTTTGGTCATTGCTGATGTTTGCGCACAACATGGCAAAAAAGGTATTGAGGACTTCGGTTGGGGAAATGGCTACACATACACTAAGGAAGAAATGGGGCGTCTGCTCAATCAGCTTGGTGAATTGGTTGATTTAGGTATCAACGTTGTGTTAACAGCACACGCTCAAATGCGTAAATTTGAACAGCCAGACGAAATGGGAAGTTATGACCGCTGGGAGTTGAAACTTGGTAAAAAGACAAGTTCACAGACTGCACCACTTGTTAAAGAATGGGCTGATATGGTTCTATTTGCCAATTATAAAACAGTCGTCATGACGGCTGATAATGGCAAGAAAAAGGCGACTGGTGGGCAACGTGTTCTATACACGCAACACCACCCAGCTTGGGACGCTAAAAATCGTCATGGCTTGCCAGAAGAAATGCCGTTTGACTATGCAGGTATTGCACACATTTTTAATCAAGCACCTGCGCAACCACAGCCGACACCGCAACAAACAGTGTCAGAACCTGCTCCACAGGTAACAGCACAGGAACAGGTACCAACTGCCGAACCAGCGCCACAGGCTCAACCACAGGCGCAAGAAACACAAGCGCCTGAAAGCTTAACGCAGCCTGCGCCAGAACGTCAGCCTTACGAAGAACCACATTTAGCCTTACCACAAGCACTGCGTGATTTGATGATACAAAATCAAGTCACAGAGCTTGAAGTCCAAAAAGCAGTTGCTCAAAAGGGCTACTACCCTGAGGATACACCAGTTATCATGTACGACCCAGGATTTATTGACGGTGTTCTTATTGGCGCTTGGGACCAAGTGTTTAGCATGATTAAAGATAATCGTATCTTGCCATTTTAGAAAGGAATAACAATGGATAAAACAATTAAATTAGACTTGTCAGCTATCGGTGAAGGGAGTCTACAAGAAAAAGTAGACAAAGAACTTGAAAAAATCTTTGACAACATTCTTGATCCAAATACTGAAAGCAAGCCAGCGCGTAAGTTAACGATTACGCTCACAATGAAAGCTGACGAAAGTCGCCAAACAGTCAGTACAGCAATGGAAGTGAAGTCAACACTAGCACCTCAAAAAGGTACAGCAACAACTGTTCTTGTTGGTCAGAAAGACGGTAAGGTCTATGCTAATGAGTTGCTTAGTAGCGTGCCTGGTCAAACATATTTCGACAATGAAGCAGTTTTGCGCACCGACATAGGCGAACCAATCGAAACGCTAGAAAAAGGCATTAATGAAGATGTCATTGATTTTAATAAACAGAAAGCAGGTAATTAATTATGTCAGAAAATATCAAAGAAGCAATCAGATATGGCGTTGAGTTAGCTAGTCGTGAAGAAAAAGTCATCACAGTTGATGAGAAACACTACTATGACAGTTCAAAAGCTAATCTTGTTGAACTTGAACCAAAACTTTATCCAGAGACTATTGAGCTATGCACGCTTGATAGCCTAATTGACTACCTTAAATCTGGTCTTAACAAGGTAAGTTATCAACGTTTGATGGTTGTTGTGGAAAGCCCAACGCAAGTATCTGTCTATACTGAAGATGACGAAAACGCAGTACGTACACGTCTTGTTAGTGTTGAAGCACGTATCCCAAGCATTCAATATGGCTACTATATGTCATCAACTGACTTCAACGTTTACCTGCAATCAAAATTTGAAGATACAGATGACCGTGACGTTGTTTTGAATTTTGCAAGTGCGCTTAAAATTGACAATGGTTCAGAAATTGTTGATAACGGTGTGAGCCAAACAACGACTGTTAAAACTGGAGTAGCTAACTTAGCAAAAGCTAAAGCACCAAATCCAGTCATGCTACGTCCATATCGCACATTTGCAGAGGTGGAACAACCAGCTAGCCAATTTGTGTTTCGCATTGATAAGAATGCAGAAATGGCATTATTTAGTGCAGATGGTGGCAAATGGCGCTTAAATGCAATCAACAACGTTGCTAACTACTTGAAAGCACAACTTGCAGAGCAAGGCAATATTACAATTTTAGCTTAATCAAAAGGAGAAATTAACATGACACAATTTAACAATAACTTTGACCATGAATTAGGTTGGGATGATGAAATTACCACAGACGCCAAAGAATTCGTACAGCTTTCGCCTGGAGACTATCAATTCACAGTAACAAACCTAGAACGTGGACGTCACACGCCAAATCCACAAAATCCAGGAAAACTTCCTGCATGCAACAAAGCTACACTTACACTTCAAATTGAAACTGCAGAAGGTATCACACAACTAACACATAACTTATTCTTGCACACATCAACTGAAGGTATGTTATCAGCATTCTTTGGAGCTATCGGTCAAAAGAAACATGGCGAACCACTTCGTATGAATTGGAACAGTGTTGTTGGAGCTACAGGTGTCTGCCGAGTAAACAAACGTAAAGGTACTGGGCAATATGCCGACCGTGAATACGACAATATCAGAGCAATGATTTATGCTGATGACGTTGATTGGACGAAAGTGTTGAACGCAAACGTACAACCGCAACAGCCAACTTATCAACAACCAGCACAAAATTATCAAACAACACCAACACAAACAGTACAGCCTCAACAATACCCACAACAACCACAAGCGCCACAACAACCTGCAGGCTTTCAAGCTGGGCAATTTTAAGAGGTAATCTATGGAACTTAGAAAGTATCAGGAGGAGGCTAGACAGGCTGTTCAAGCAGAATGGACTAGTGGTCATAAGCGAACCTTGCTAGTCTTACCAACAGGATGCGGAAAGACAATCGTATTTTCTAAGATTATTGAAGACCGTGTGAGAATGGGCGAGCGGGTGCTCGTCCTAGCGCACAGGTCGGAGCTCTTAGAACAAGCTAGCGATAAGTTAAAGACCGCTACTGGTTTAGGAACAGCATTAGAAAAAGCAGAAAGCACGTCTATCGGTTCATGGTTTCGTGTCGTTGTCGGTTCGGTTCAAACCTTGCAACGTGAGAAGCGACTCAGTCAATTTCCACCAGATTATTTTGACACGATTGTAATTGATGAAGCGCATCATGCCATATCTGATGGCTATCAACGAGTATTACAACATTTTGAATCTGCTAATGTGTTGGGTGTTACAGCAACGCCAGACCGTGGTGATAAACAGAATTTAGGCAAATTCTTCGACAGTCTCGCTTATGAATATTCAATTGTTGATGCTATCAAATCTGGCTATTTGTCAAAGATTACAGCAGTTACAATACCGCTGACGTTGGACTTATCGTCAGTCAGTCAACAAGCGGGTGATTTCAAAGCTAGTGAAGTTGGCACAGCCTTAGACCCATATTTGGAACAAATCGCAGATGAAATGGTTAAGCAATGTTCAGACAGGAAAACAGTTGTATTCTTGCCACTTGTCAAAACGTCTAAGAAATTTCGTGACATTTTAAACGCAAAAGGTTTTAAAGCCGCCGAAGTTAACGGTGAATCAGAAGACCGTGCGGAAATTCTAGAAGATTTTGACGAAGGTAAATACAATGTTCTTTGTAATTCTATGCTTTTGACTGAAGGTTGGGACTGTCCAACTGTTGACTGTGTTGTAGTATTACGACCGACAAAAGTAAGAGCATTATACAGTCAAATGATTGGGCGTGGCACTCGTTTAGCTGAAGGTAAAGAGAATTTGTTGATTCTGGATTTCCTTTGGCACACAGAACGCCACGAACTATGCAGACCAGCACATTTAATTACCGACAGCCCAGAAGTGGCTAAAAAAATGGTTGAAAATATGGCTGAACAGACGAACCAACAATTTGAATTATTGGAAGCTGAAGAAACAGCCAGCAAGGACGTTGTGGCTGAACGTGAAGAAGCACTTGCAAAACAATTGTCAGAAATGCGTAAGCGTAAACGTCGATTAGTTGACCCACTGCAGTTTGAAATGTCTATCCAGGCTGAAGATTTAGCGGATTACATGCCTGCCTTTGGAGTAGAAATGTCTCCACCAACGGATAAACAACTAAAAGCATTAGAAAAGTTCGGTATCTTTACTGATGATATTGGTAATTTTGGTAAAGCTAGCAAATTGTTGGACAGACTCAAGAAACGTCAAACAGAAGGGCTAACCACACCTAAGCAAATTCGATTGCTTGAACGTTACGGTTTTAAAAATGTTGGTATGTGGACATTTAACAGCGCAAGTAGCCTAATCAACCGCATTGCTGCAAACGGTTGGCGAGTTCCTCGCGGTATTCGACCAGCAGAATTTAAACCAGAATAAATAAGAAAGGATAAACATGGCAGAGAGAGATTTTGACCTGCTACCATTGCTGGATTATATCAATCCTGCCATGGTAGATTATGCAACTTGGTGTCAAGTAGGTATGGCACTTAAACATGAAGGTTACACAGCTATGGACTGGGATAACTGGTCACAAGCTGATACCAGATATAAACGTGGTGAGTGTTTCAAGAAATGGGATACTTTCAACGAAGAAGCAGGAACTGTCGTAACAGGAGCTACTATCACGCAACTAGCAAAAGAGGGTGGCTGGCAACCTGCGTCAAGCAGTCGTGGTGATTTCCATGAATTAGATTGGGAAGATACTATTGACCGTGATTATCAAATTGTTGATAAGAACTGGATTGAATCCAAAGAAATCAGAGAGCCATTAAATTGGCAACCTGCACAAGATTTGATTAGATATCTAGAAACCTTGTTTGACTCAACGGATCTAGTCGGCTACGTGACTGCGACATATCCAATCGAAACAGACAATGGTACGATTTATAAGCCAACGCAAGGAAATTTTGACAGGACAGCTGGTGAGCTTATCCAGTTGTTGCAAAAAACGCCTGATGACATTGGCGCTGTCTTTGGTGATTATAAGGAAGAAGCAGGTGCGTGGATTCGTTTTAATCCGTTAGATGGTAAAGGTGTTAAAAACGACAACGTCACAGATTTTCGTTATGCACTTGTTGAATCAGATACGTTAGACATTGGTAAGCAATACGCACTATTTAAAGAGCTTGAATTGCCGATTGCAACGCTGGTTCATTCTGGCAAGAAGTCACTACACGCAGTCGTGAAAGTAGACGCGCGTGATTATCAAGAATATAGGAAACGCGTTGATTATATCTATCAAATCTGTAAAAAGAACGGACTTGACATTGACACGCAAAACCGCAATCCAAGTCGATTAAGTCGTATGCCTGGTGTGACACGAAACGGACACAAGCAGTTTTTGATTGATACCAACATTGGTAAAGCAAATTACGACGAATGGTACCAATGGGTCGAAGATTTAAACGACGACTTGCCAGACCCAGAAGGGCTGTTAGACAGCTGGGACGATATGCCAGACTTAGCACCAGAACTTATCCATGGTGTCTTGCGCCAAGGGCACAAGATGCTAATCGCTGGTCCGTCTAAAGCTGGTAAATCATTCGCCTTGATTGAGTTATCGATTGCGATTGCCGAAGGCGCTAAGTGGCTGAACTGGCAATGTGAACAAGGACGTGTCTTATATGTCAATCTGGAACTTGATAGACCGTCAGCATTGCACCGTTTCAAAGACGTGTACGACGCTATGGGACTTCAAGCTAACAATGTTCAAAACATTGATGTTTGGAACTTGCGTGGTAAGACTGTGCCAATGGATAAACTAGCGCCTAAGCTAATCAGACGGTCACTTAAGAAAAATTACCAAGCTGTCATCATTGATCCAATTTACAAGGTGCTGACTGGTGACGAAAACAGCGCGGACCAAATGGCACACTTTACAAATCAGTTTGATAAAGTGGCTACTGAGTTAGGCTGTAGCGTGATTTACTGTCACCACCACAGTAAAGGTGCTCAAGGTGGTAAAAAATCAATGGACCGTGCCAGTGGTTCAGGAGTGTTTGCTCGTGACCCAGATGCACTAATTGACTTAGTAGAGCTTGAACTAAACGACAGTCTGATCAAACAACGTACTGACAAAGCAAAATGTGACGTGTTTAAGCGTGCTATCCAAGAAAAGAACTTAGATTATTACCAACATGAAATCACGCTTGACGACTTGCAAAGTGTCGCACAGATGTCTAAGCATTTTGACAAAGCAATTGATGACATCATGATCAGAAAACCATACTTGCACGAAATCCAACAAGTGGAGGAATCTATCAAGATTGCTACTGCATGGCGTGTTGAAGGTACGCTTCGTGAGTTTGCGAAATTCCCACCAGTCAACATGTGGTTCAGCTATCCAGTTCACTCTGTGGATACAACAGGTGTTCTTGCAGATATTCAATTGGAAGATGATAAGCCGAACTGGCAAAAAGCTGCTAAAAAGGCTCGTGAAGGTCGTAAGTCAGCTGAGCAGAACTTGGAAGAACGTAATCAAATATTGGAGGATGCGTATAATACTCAAAAGGATTTTAATCCAGACGGTCCAGTCACCAAAGAAGACATTGCTAATTTGACAGGTATAAAAGTACGAACTGTCGAAAAATATGTCAGAGAGCATGATGATTTTGTTCTAAAAAATGGGAATATTATCAAAATAAATTAGCAAAAAATCTACACACTTTAATAAAAAAGTGTCGTGTAAAAAAATCACTTTTAAGCAGTTTTTTATTAAGCTATAGCGTGCTATAGCACTAATATATGTCGTGTAGCAAAATCAGTTTTCTGTAATATATGTATGTCGTGTAAAAAAATCACTTTTAAGCAGTTTTTTATTAAAAAAGTGAGCTACAGCATGGGGTAAACCCCAAGTTTGGGGAGTGTTTTGGATTCGCATGTGTGAAAGTCGAATGTTACGAGAGATTGGGCGACTAAGCTACGCCCAAATCATCTCGTACCAACTTTCGACAAGCGCGTGACTGCGAATGACCAAAAGCAGTCGTAAATCAAAAGTAGAAAAATTGAGGTGTAAAAAATGGGAGTTTACAAACTTAGAATGATTATTGAATATCAAGAGTTGAAAAGACGTACTGAAAAGTTAGGTAAATTGTTAGATAAGCATCTTTATGGAGAATTAGACTTTGAGTTAAATTGTTCAGTGGCATTACTTGAAAGTCAATACTATACTATGCAAGCTTATCTCAGTATTTTGGAACAACGAGCTGAAATTGAAAATATTGACCTTGATTATGACTTGGTTAGTGACCGAAGCGAGGAAGAATGGCGGAAAAATGATTGAATTCTTTATCCCAATGAAAAAAATTCCAACAGTTACTCACCAGCAAAAAAAGTGGACGGTTAAAAATGGCAAGCCACAGTCTTACGAGCCAAACGAACTGAAAGAAACAAGGGCTATGTTCATGGAACTGTTAGCGCCATATGCACCTGATGAACCAATGGACGGTCCGTTGAGATTGACGACTAAATGGCTGTTTCCAAAAATTAAGGGGACAACTAACGGTCAGTACAAGCATACGAAACCAGATACAGATAACCTTGTCAAGCTATTAAAGGACTGTATGGAAAGAACAGGTTTTTACGTCAATGATTCAAGAGTGGCTAGTGAGATAATCGAAAAGTTTTGGGCTGATACGGTTGGAATATACGTGAGGTTGGAAAACTTATGAAAATTGATTATATTGATTTCTTTCAAACGGAAGTGCCAAACTGGATGAAAGAAAGTAACCAGAAATCACAAGAGCTTGGTTTTGGAACAGTTGCTTACTGGGAATGGGCGAATCAATCTATTGTGGCTATCTGTGAGAAGTATGGTAATGACGAATTAGTCAACGGTCAGTTTCACTTAATCTGGGACTGGTTAGATAACCAAGCGAAAGGAGTATAAACATGTATGAAGTAATTGTCTATTTTGACAATATGGTTGATGATGTAAAAGTGTTTGAAACCAAAGAATCTGCTAAGGCTGAAGTAGACAACTTGGGTGGAAATATCGTCATAGTCGTCTCTATCGTGTGGAAATGAGGGAAAGTAAATGAAAGCGACTATTTGGAAATATTGCACAGTTGATTTGATAATGATAATTATTGCTATTATTGCCTTATATGTGTATCAAAGGTCACAGTATGAAGCAAAGATAAATCACTTGATTCATGAGTTGATAAATACACAGACAGCCTTGAAACAGGCTAACGATAGGATTAAAATACTAGAGGATAATCAAACAATTATTTATTATCCTGATAATTATGGAGGGGAGGAAGTTACGGGAAATGCGAGTTAAATTTTATTTGGCAAATAAGGAGACAGTCACAACGTCTCTGAGTAAAGCTACTTATGATTTCATTTACAGCCACTGGAAAGCTGGATTAGATGTCAAATTGGGAGAGCGAACAATCAAGCATGACGAAGTTTCAGATATACAAGTGTTAGATGAAGAGTAAGCTAGTAACTCGTTATGGTATTCACGCAGGCTCGATTCCTGCGACGAGTATAACCCGAAATATAAAAAACGGAATAGAGGTGGTGTGAACCACTTCTTCTTACAAAACAAATTAGTATATTCGCTAGTGAAGTTTATCGGGTTACTTGCTAGCAACGTAGCGAAATAAAATAGAAAGGGAAACTCAATGTAATTTTTAATCTAACGCAGTTTATCGCTAGACTGTTATTATGCAAGGCGCTGCTTTCCTTATGAAATTCAATGTGGGTCGTGCGTCTGCCCATTTGTGAAACGCAAAAAAAGCCTCGCTCGTGCAAGACCTTTAGCTATATTGGTAATATCTATATTATATCATAAAGGAGCTGTTAGGGTGGGAAAATTGAGCAATTCACAATTAAAAGCACTTGATGAGTTATTATTTGATTATGTTAGCATTGACCATAAAATCGCAGTACGTAAGCTAGAAATTAGCGACGTTCCAAACACGGATGAAAATATTGGTGGTGGACGGTCTAATGTTGTGTCTAAACCAACTGAGAACTTAGTTACTAAATGGGATAGTGACCAGCGTCTAAATAGCTTATATGCGCAAAAACACGCAGTGGAGAATACGTTGAATATGTTAGATGATGACATGGAACGCATTTTCTGGTTACGTTGGGCAAGAGGTAGTGTGAATACCTGGGACGCCATTGCTGGTAAAATGCACATGTCAATCAAGACAATTTACCGCAAACGTCAACGCATTTTAGAAATTTTTGCTGATTTTTATGGTTTTTCGTAAAAATGACAAAAAACACGATATTTTTGTCACCTAAAATGCGATATTATGTTATCATCAAGGTTTTGAAGATAAGGACGGGGTTTCTTGAGAGGTCTTACTCGTCCTTGTTTTGTTATCATGTCCTGCAATGAGTCGAGTCACAGCGGCTGTCATTGAAAAATAAAGGGTAAAGGGTTAAACATCTTGTGACTGATGCCTAAAAAACGATACACAATCCAGGTTGAGTGTATCATTGTTTGTCTGTGCAACCTTTTGGACGAACTGTTGGAATATAGTACAAATAGTTAGTACGCTAGACTTTTAATCTAGAGATGTGGGTGCAGTTCCCACTATTCCTCTGACAGTCACACGTTTGTGTGGCTTTTTATTTTAGATTGGAGGTGATGAATTGACGTTAACGAAACTACAAAAGAAATTTGCTGAAGGAATCGCTTTAGGTATGAAGCAAGGTCAAGCGGCACGCTATGCTGGTTATTCAGAAAAATCAGCAGACACGCAAGCTTACAACAATATGAAAAACGTTGAAATTTTAGCATTTGCTGATGAATTAATCGAAGCGCAAAAGAGTATGTTAAAAAGGCGCTTTTCGGGTTTGGCATCTATTGCAGTTGATAAAACAATTGATATTTTGCAAGACGTTGATGCATCACCTCAAGCACGTTTAAATGCCGCTAAAATGATACTTGATTACGCTGGCATGGAAGAACCTAAACAACTTAATGTTACGGCTGATGTGAACCAGTCTAATCCATTTGAAGGACTGACAACGGATGAGTTAAGGAAGTTGATTGATGATGGATAAAACAGCAATCAAACAGCAAGCACGTTTTGAGTTAGCTCGTCGTGATTTCTTTTATTATTGTCATCTAATGGCAAGTGATTTCTATAAGCCGTCTCGTAAATACTTAGTTGAGCTTTGCAATGATTTGCAAGGCTTTTTAAGTGATGATGAGCATAATGTTTTGGTTATTAATGAGCCGCCAAGGCACGGAAAATCAAGGACGGCAGGCATGTTCGTTCAATGGTTGCTTGGAAATGACAACAACAAAAAGATAATGACTGGTTCATACAATGAAACGTTATCGACTGTATTTTCAAAGAATGTCAGAAATGCTATTCAAGAAACGAAAGCAGATAAAGACGTTATTGTGTTTAATGACATTTTCCCAGATACGCACATCAAATATGGTGACGCTGCTATGAACCTGTGGAGCTTAGAGGGTGGCTATAACAATTATCTGGCTACCAGTCCAACTGGTACAGCGACTGGTTTTGGTGCTGATATTATTATCGTTGACGACCTTATCAAAAACGCCGAAGAAGCTAACAATGCTACTGTTCTGGAAAAGCATTGGGAGTGGTTCACAAATACTATGCTATCTCGCCTTGAAGAAGGTGGAAAAATTATCATTATCATGACGCGTTGGCATTCGCAAGACTTAGCAGGTAAGGCGCTGATTGAACTTCCTAAGTCTGATTACAAAGTTAAGCATATCAGTATGAAAGCTTATGACGAAGCGACAGATGCCATGCTTTGTGATGAGGTATTGAGTAAACAAGCTTACCTTCAAAAGACTAAAACCATGGGAGCTGACATAGCTTCTGCTAACTACCAGCAAGAACCAATTGACTTAAAAGGGCGTTTGTATTCTGGCTTTAAAACTTACGATACAAGACCTAAATTCAAACGTATTAGTGCTTATACCGATACAGCGGATACAGGAAGCGACTATCTATCAAGTTATATTTACGGTGTGACATCTGACAATGAAGCTTATATTCTTGATATTGTCTTTACTAAAGAGCCAATGGAAGTCACCGAACCATTGCTTGCCAGAAAATTAGCGGAGTATGAAGTCAATACATGCGATATTGAAAGTAATAACGGTGGTCGTGGTTTTGCCCGTAATGTTGAAAGGTTAACTAAAACACAATATAACAATCATTACACACTTTTTAATTGGTTTCATCAATCGCAAAACAAACAAGCTCGCATTCTAACAAATGCTACATGGGCGATTGAACACATTTACTTTCCAGAGAATTGGCGTCACAAATGGCCTGAACTTTATCAGGAACTGATGTCTTACCAACGTGAAGGTAAAAACGCACATGATGACGCAGCAGATGCTTTAACAGGTATTGTTGAAAGTATTAATAACAAAATTAAAACAAAAGCTAAAGTTCGACGTAAGTCAGCTTATGGTTTGTAGAAAGGAGTCACATGCAGGACGACACATTGATTTATTCTCGTAGCAAATACGACGAAGAAAACCTAAATCTTGACATTATTTATAAACTTATCACCGTTCATGCTTCAGAAAGCAAGCGACTAAAAACGTTGAAAGATTACTACCTTGGAAAGCATGATATTTTAAATCACAAACGACGATCGAATTTGCCAAACTTTAAAACCGTTGCTAACCATGCTAAAGATATTGCCGATACGTCAACTGGGTATTTCATGGGTAACAGTATCACGTACACGAATACGTCAGAAGCAGATATTGAATCATTGCTTGAAGCACTTGATAAGGCAGATGTAGACCATGTAGACAACGAAAATGCTTTAAATATGGCTATTTATGGTCGTGCATATGAATTTATTTATGCAAAGGAAGATGAAGCAGAGTTAAGCGTTCGAAGTCTTGAACCAGAAAATACATTTATTGTTTATGATGATTCGATTGAACAATGTCCGCTATTTGCTGTTTATTATTATGATATTACAGATGATGTTAGTCAAAACACAACGTACAAAGCAGAGGTTTTAACTGAAAATTACCACTATCACATGACGTTGCGTGGTTTTGAAAACGCTGATAATGAATCGTCAGAACCAGAAGAACATCATATGGGTGCTATTCCTATTGTTGAATATCGAAACAATGGTTTAATGATTGGTGATTATGAGCAACAGCTAGGCTTGATTGATGCCTATAATTCATTGACTGCTAATCGTGTGAATGACAAAGAACAAGCTATCGATTCTATTTTGGTGCTTTACGGCGCTAGTTTAGCAGATAGTGCAGAGGAGGCACACGAAGCTATGCAGATTTTGAGTGAGGAAGGCTTGCTTGAATTGCCAGCAGATGCTAAGGCTGATTTCTTAAATAATGTGCTAGACGAAAATGCTATTGAGGTATTGCGTAAAGCATTGAAACAAGACATTTACACGTTTAGTCATGTTCCTAATTTAACAGATGAGAATTTCGCTAGTAATGTGTCTGGTGTGGCTATGGAATACAAGTTATTGGGTTTAGAAATGATTACTAAGACTAAAGAACAGCATTATAGTAAGTCACTTCGTAAGCGTATTAAGCTGTTTTGTAATTATTTAGGTTTGAAACAAATTGCACTTGACGCAAAAGCAATCGTGCCGCAATATAAACGTGGCTTGCCTAAGAACTTGCTTGAGTTGTCACAAATCATCAACAATCTTGATGGTAAAGTTAGTCTTCGTCAATTGATTTCTTTATTGCCGTTTGTGGAGGACCCAGATGCGGAATTAAAAGCGCTTGAGGAAGAACAAGAAAATAAACCTGACGAAGCTCCAGCGTTTGTTCAAAATTCACCATTAGACCAAGAAGATGATGTAGATGAGTAAGAAGTTAAGTTACTGGGAACGTCGTAAAGCACAGCTTATCTTTAACCAAATGGATAAAGCAGAAAAACAGGCTGATTCGTTTGACGCTATTTACGACGAAGCCAAACGCTATTTGACCAGACAATCTAACAAAGTTTTTGATAAGTTTCAACGTGATTATGGCTTGACTGAAAAAGAAGCACGTTTAGTATTAAAGACAACAAAAGATGATAAGACAATTGATAATCTTAAACGACAGCTTCAAGCACAACCAGATAATCCAAACATTAATCAGTTGTTAGCTGATTTAGACAGCCCAGCATTTGCTTTTAGAATTAATCGCTTTAATGACTTGCAGAAACAAATTGACAATATTTCTAACAAGGTATATCAAAGTGAAAAGCAACAATCGGATACTTATTATTCTGATTTCATGAATGATAGTTATTATCATCATACTTACGAGCTTCAAAAACGCCTTGGTGTTGCATATGATTTTAACACCTTGCCAGAGCGTGAGATTTCACGTTTACAGCGTTCTAATTGGTATGGGGATAATTACTCAAGTAGAATTTGGAACAACACACAGGTGCTAGCAGATAGCCTAAAAAACGAGCTTTTAATTGGACTTATGACTGGGCGCAGCACTCGTGATATTGCTGAAATCATTTCACAACGTTTTGATGTTGGTAAGAACGCTTCAAGGCGATTGGTTCGGACAGAATCAGCATATTATCATGGTCAAATGGAGTTGAAAAGCTATGATGAAGCTGACATCAGTCAATATCAATTTGTAGCTACGCTTGACTTAAGGACGTCGACTATTTGCCGTGAACATGACCAAATGGTTTATAAGACAAAAGAAGCGGCAGTTGGTGTTAACTATCCACCTATGCACCCTTGGTGTCGTTCGACAACCATTGCTTATTTTGATGACAAGTGGGCTAAAGGTAAGAAACGCCGAGCGAAAGACCCTAAAACAGGTAAAAACATACTTGTTCCAGCTGATATGACTTATGATGACTGGTACGCTAAACATGTAAAACCGTTATATAAAGTTGACGGTTTGAAACAGTCTGATATTGATAGAGCTAACCAACAATACATCAAATACAAAGACATTTTAGGGGATGAAAGAACTCCTAAAACGCTGGCAGATTTTGTTGATTTAAAGTATAATAAACCTGTAGAATATGAACATTTTAAAGATAAAGCGTATATTCAAAAACATTTCAACAATGGAACTTGGTCGGATAAAATTAATCCAGAAAAACAAGGGCGTCATATTAAGGCAACTGCTGGAGTTGGCAAAAGTTATTTCTTTGATGATGTTGATGTGAATGCTTTGTACGAAAAATATAAAATGACAGGTGTCGTTGATAAAAATAAAAGGACCAATCAACGTAATCAAAGAGAAATTATTGATGTTGATTCTACTCACCGTCTGGGAATTGATGTATTTAGCGGAAAAGAAGCGAATGGCTTCACTATTCATTACAGCAAAACAGGTGTACATTTAGTTCCAACTTACCATGAATGAGGAGGGGTAACATGAACTTACTACAATTTAATAACAAAAAAGTAAAAATTATCCCCGCATTTGAGGATAAGCCATTGATTGGCATGGCCTACTACTGCAATGCTGAAGATTACGAAACAGAAGAAGACGAATTAATGGTTAAGAGTGAATCGGACAAGCAATACTATTCTATTGCTGGCTCTGACATTAAAACAATAACAATTATCAACTAACAAGCACTTAGTCAATTCGATTAGGTGCTTTTCTTATGCTTAAAAGGAGATAAAATTTATGGTAAATTTCATCTGGCAATTAGCCAGTTTTTTATTTGGCTTTATTACAGTAGTGTTTTTATTGATTGTATTAATAACGTCTATTGCGGCTTTTATTAAAGCATTCATCAAGGAAGTTATTAAAGCTCTAAAAGAATAGTCGTAGTAATACGGCTTTTAATTTTGTCCAGGCATGGAAGACGTTAAAAGCTATGGATTTAATAGTCGGGGACGACTTAAAACATAGGAGGTGCCAAGTATGGCAGAAGAAAACGACAACGTTGAAGTGGTAGAAACTGACAAGACTGCTGCAGGGTCTGAACAATCAAAGTCACAAGACGAAAAGAGGTACACAGACGCAGATGTTGACGCCATTATTGATAAGAAATTTGCAAAATGGAAAGCTGACCAAGAAGCTAAAGAATCTGAAGCTAAAAAATTAGCTAAGATGAACGCTGACGACAAACAAGCTTATCAGCTTAAAAAGCGTGAGCAAGAATTGGCTGACCGTGAAGCAGAAATCAACAAACGCGAATTGACAGCAGAAGCTAAATCTATTCTAAGCGAACGTGGCTTACCAATTGAGTTAGTTAACAATGTCAATTTGACTGATGCAGATAGTGTACATGAATCAATCGACCAACTGCAAAAAAGTTGGGAGGAAGCTGTTCAAAAAGGTGTTTCAGAGCGCATAAAGGGTGGTAAACCAATTTCAAAAGCACCAAGTGCACCAGCTGAAATTACCAAAGAACAGTTTGACAAAATGGGTTACAAGAGCCGTAACGAGCTGTTCGAACGTAATCCTGAACTTTATAACAAACTGAAAGGATAATTAAACTATGCCAACAGGAACTACTAAATTAGCAAACATGATTAATCCAGAAGTTATGGCAGATATGGTTTCTGCTAAACTTCCAAAACTATTGAAATTTACACCGCTTGCTTATGTTGAAACAGCACTTGAGGGACAACCAGGAAGCGTTCTAACGGTTCCAGCTTTCGAGTATGCAGGTGATGCCACAGATGTTGCCGAAGGTGAAGCTATTCCACTTGACCAATTGACAACTAAAAAGACAACAATGACTATCAAAAAAGCTGGTAAAGGCTACGAAATTACCGACGAAGCTGTTTTGTCTGGACTTGGTGACCCTATCGGACAAGCAACTTATCAACTCGGCTTGGCTATTGCTAACAAAATTGATAATGACATTGTGGAACTTGCTAAAACAGCTACACAACATGTTGCTGAAGCACCAACAACACTTGAAACAATTGATAAAGCACTTCAAATTTTCGAAGATGAAGAAGATGTGCGTTATGTCGCTGTCATCAATCCAAAAGATGCCATTTCACTAAAAGCGAATATCGGCAAAGAATGGGTTAAAGGTTCAGAACTTGGTGCTGAAATGGTTGTGTCTGGCACATTTGGCGAAGCTGGTGGCGTTCAAATCGTCCGTTCTAAGAAAGTAGAGCAAGGTAAAGGATTCCTTGTGCAAGTATCTGCTAAACAAACAGACCCAGACGACGAAGCTAAATACGGTGCATTCGTTATCAACTTGAAACGTAATGTTGCCGTTGAAACAGACCGCGATATTATCAAGAAAACAACTGTTATTACTGGTGATGAACACTATGGTGTTTATCTATATGATCAATCAAAAGTTGTCAAATTTGGAGAAGCTTAATCTATGGGGTTATTATTAAGACGCCATTACCCGCCTAAAAAGACTGCGGAAGTTGAAGAAACTGATAGCTTGTCAGATTTGAACGTTAAAGAGCTAAAAGAGTTAGCTAAGCAACGTGGCATTGAGGGTTATAGCACTTTAACTAAGCAGGAACTTTTGGAGGTGCTAAATGGTTAAATTAAAAGTGTTACAAGATTTCCATGACTGGCAAGCAAAAGTTTTACGCCCAAAAGGAGCAGTTATTGAAGTGACTGAACAACGTTTCAAAGAACTATCTAAAAATCTTGAAGCGCAGGGAGTCAAAACTGATACAGTCGTGGAAGTCGTTAAGGAAGATAAGAAATCTTCTAAGTAACAAGTAAGGAGTTTTCATGGGCAATCTTGAAACTTTACAAACATTAACTGGCGAGAGTGATTCAAAATTACTTTCGCCTTTACTTTTGCGGGCTAAAAATATTATTTTGACAATGACGAACCGAACAAAACTAATTCCGGTTTTGGAAGGTTTACAGCTTGAATTGGCTCTGGAGTTGTACAACAAACAAGGTAGCGAAGGTGAGTCATCACGTAGTGAAGGTGGTGTATCGGTCAGCTACAAAGACGGTGTTTCAGAGACATTAAAAACTAGCATTAATCAATACCGATTAGCAAAGGTGGGCGGATATGCGTTTGAAAAAGAACAGACTGAAACCGTATCTACTGAAGAAACATCAGACGATTAAAACTAATGAGGGTCTAAAAAGGACTGGCTATAGTGATGAAGGTGTTACGATTTATGCAGAAATATGGCCAGCGTCAGGCAATGTACAAGCAGAAGTATATGGACAACGACTAAGTTATATTTTAAATGCTTTAGTTGAACGCAATACAACGATTAATGAGCTTGACGGGCTATGTATTGATAGTGATAGCGTGACACATAAAGTCATTTCAATAAAAAACTACAGCAATCACAAGGTGTTGGAATTAGAAGATGTCAGAAATCGTTAATGCTGATAAATTAATTGCAAAATTACACAGGCTGTCTGACAGCAGAACGGTTACAGATATTGTTTTGACGGCCGCTAATGGCGGTGGGAAAATGGTACAAGGTGAAGCTAAGCTACTAGCTCCCGTTAATTCTGGTGAATTGCGTAACGAAGGCATACAAGTAAAAACTGAAGCTAAAAGCGTCGGTGAAGCAATAGCAGTTGTTTACGTTACGAAAGAATATGGTATATACGTCGAACTTGGAACAGGACCAGTTGGGCAAGCTAACCACTCAGGTATTTCACCAGAAGTCACTGTCTCTTATCGTTCGACGCCGTGGTATGTTCATGAAAGTCAAATTGATGTAGGACCATATCACTTCCAAAAAGTAGGTGATTTCTATAAGATGTATGGTCAGCCAGCACAACCTTATCTATACCCTGCGTTAAAAAATAACGAGAAACGTGTTTCACAATATATTTGCACTTACGTTAATAAAAGAATAAAGGAAATTGTCAAATGATTAATATTAAACCGCTTATTTATAAAGAGCTTGAGAAGCTCACGGATAATGTCACAGACACTTATCCAGATGATTGGGAACATTTCCCGGTGGTTATCTATTTGGAAGAGGAAAATAAGCCTTATGAACAATACGATAACCAAGAACAAAAAACATATGTCAGATATAAGGTCGATATCTTTAACAACGATACAACAAGTGATATGGCAACGTCTATTAATTCTATCTTTGCAAGTTTGGGACTTAAACGTACGACTTGCCAAGATGTGCCAGACCCTAGCAATTTACGTCACAAGTTAATGCGTTTTGAAGGTATTGTTGACCTTAACTCTGAACTTGTTTATCAACAAAGAATGGAAGGATAATTTATGTTAGCAAATGGAATTACACTAGGTTACTCAACTTCTGGTAAAACTAGTTTTACGAATTTGACAGGACTGAAAGAAGTTCCTGAAATTGGGGTTGACCCAGAAAAAATAGATAACACTACATTGGCAGATTCAGTTAAACAATATGAACTTGGTATTGGTGATGCAGGCGAATTAGAATACAAATTTGCCTTTTCAAATACTAAAGAAACTGATTCGTACCGTGTCTTGCGTAAATTGCAAGAAGCAGGAACTGTTGCCAACTTTGAACACAAATACCCAGACGGTACTAAGGTTAATTTCTCTGGTCAAGTTTCAGTTAAAATCGGTAGCGGTGCTGTCAATGGTGTTATTGAATTTACGGCAAGCATTGCATTGCAATCAGCACTTGAATTTACAGACCCAATCGGAGGTTAATTAAATGTCATTACCATACACAACTTGGAAAATCGGCGAAGTTGAACACAAGTTACGTTTAACAACACGTCAAGCAGTAGCAATTGAAGAAAAACTTGGTGTCAATCTTCTTAAGGTATTCATGCCACGCCAAGATGAAGATTTCCCTTTACCACCCCTTAAAGTTATGCTTGTGGTTATTCACGGAGCGTTGCAAAAATTCGAACACGGTGTCACACTTGATGATGTTTATGACATGCATGACGATTATGTTGACGCAGGTGGTGACCAAACTTCTTTATTGACAGATGTTATTATCCCACTTTTTGAAAATTCGGGTTTTATGCCACGTCAGAAAGAAACAGCGGACGAACAAGCGACACTGACCACAGTGAAGTAGAAGTAACGACGTCTGTTGAAATCATTTCTGCTAAAGATTATATCAATGGACTGTATCCTATGTTTTTGGACATCAAGGGCAGTCCTTTTGATTTTTGGGAGTACACAGTTGCTGAAATCGTTGATTTAATCGATAGCTATAATCGTGTCTATACGCAAAAACGAAAAGAACAGATTATAAATAACTATCAATTATCACAAATGATTGCTAATCATGTTTCTTGTTTACTGTCTTCTGATTCTAAACCATTAGAGGTTTGGGAATATGCACCAGATTTATTTGATAAAGAGCGTGAACAAGTCGAAGAAGAACGTAGGCAACGTGATTTATTAATGCACAAAGAGCGCATGCGTGCGTTTGCAACACAATTTAATAATCATTTTAGAAAGGAGGACGCACATGAGCATGACTCTTGAGGAACTTCAAGTTGTTATTGACGCTAAAATTGCGCCATTTAAACAAAAAATGCAAGAAGTCGAAAACAAGGTAAAGAGTTCAAATAACAAGGTTCAAAGTAGTACATCTGGTATTAAAAATGCTTTTAGTAAACTCGCTAAGATAACTGCTTTTGCATACATTGGTAAAAAAATGGTTGATGTCGGTATGTATTCGACACAAATGGCGTTGAAAGTAACGGCTTCTGTGAACCAAATTAAGCGTCAAATGGGTGAAAGCTCACAAACGTTCTTAAAATGGATTGAAAACAACGCTAATGCAATGAATATGTCCATTTCAGATGCGACACAATATGCGTCCGTTTATTCCAATTTATTTAGTGGCTTTATTAAGGATTCTGGTAAACTAAGCGCCTATACAGGTAAAATGTTACAAACATCAGCTGTTATTGCAGAAGGTACTGGACGAAGTATTACAGACGTTATGGAACGTATTCGCTCTGGGTTACTTGGTAATACTGAAGCTATTGAAGATTTAGGAATCAACGTCAATGTATCCATGATTGAATCCACAAATGCGTTTAAACGTTTTGCAAATGGGCAATCTTGGCAACAGTTGGACTACAACACGCAACAACAAATTCGATTAATGGCGATTTTGGAACAAGCAACGGCGAAATATGGTAATACACTTTCCAATTCCGTAAATAGTCGTGTTAGCTTGTTCAAGTCACTTTTAAAAGATACAGCATTAAACATTGGGAGTGCTTTGTTGCCAATTCTTAATGCTGTTATGCCAATTTTAAACTCACTAGCAATGGCGCTAAAGAACGCTACAGCTAAACTAGCTGAATTTGTTAGCTTGATGTTTAATAAGAAGGCGAAGGTTAAGAATAGTGCACTGGATTCTTTGTCTGAAAATTTTGGTGGTCTAACTAATAACGCCAATGATGCAGCTGGTGCTGTAGATGATGTTGCGGACAGCTTAGGTGACGCAGACGACGCATCAAGTGGTATTGCTGATAACTTAGATGACACGGCAGATAGTGCTAAGAAAGCCGTTAAAGAGCTACTTGGTCTGGCTAGTTTTGATGAAATTAATAGTCTTGGTTCAAATGATTCTGACTCTGATTCATCTAGCCCTAAAAGCAAATCACCGTCAAGCGGTTCAGGGAAAGGTGGTTCAGGAGGTGGCAATGGTAACGGCGGAAGCGATATTCTGCCTGAAGTGGCGCTTGAAGACCTAGACAATAACTTTAAGAGTATTTTTGATGGTTGGGATAAGACGTTAAAACCTCTTTTAGATTATCTTTCAAAACTAAAAGATTTGTTCAAAGACGGCTTTAATGTTTCGTTTAGGGCTGACAGTATTGAACGTTTCAAAGAAGCCCTCAAAGGTATCTGGCAGTCATTAAAAGATATTTTTGAGGACGGAACAGTATTAGCAGCCGCTGCGAAATTTGGTGAAAAATTAGCTTATGCTTTAGGGCAAATAACAGGAGCTATAGCCAATGTTATCATGGGAATTGCGGTATTTATCGCTGAAAGTCTTAACAAATCTTTAAACGAGACTAAGTTAGATATAAAGAGCTGGTTAATAAGGCAATTCGAAATATCTGGCGACTTAGTAGCACATATCGGAAATATTGCACAAGCGCTTGGACAAATATTTTATGATACTATTACAAGCACACCAGCCACTGATATAGGTAGTCATATTATTTCAGCGTTCACATATGCAGGAATGGGCATAGCAGAGTTATATACTAAGTCTTTGCGTGATATGTTTGGTGCTGTTGATACTATCTTGACTGAAAACCAAGACAAGATTACTCGTAATTTTACAGGCTTACTTTCGGCAGCTGAACCAGCTTTTGCTTCGCTAAAAGATTTAGTTAAAAATACTATGTCTGCTATCAATGCGACCTATGACGAACATATCAAACCATTTATTGATTCTTTAGCAAGTGGTTGGTCAAAAATCGTAGGAACATTCTTAGACAGTTGGAATACTTATATCCAACCAGTGCTTGATAATATCGGACAAGGTTTTTCTGATTTAATGTCTAACCATATCCAACCAATGATTGAAAAAGCGTTAGATTATTTCGGAGATATCATAGACGATTTAAAAGTTATCTGGGAAAATGTTTTACAACCGTTCTTCAATTGGTTAGCAGAGTGGATAGTTCCAATATTAGCGCCTGCCATTCAATATTTAGCAGACGTCTTCTTTGATGTTTGGGGTAAGATTGCTGATATTATTGGTGGAGTTATTGATATTCTTCAAGGTATCAACGACTTTCTTAAAGGTGTCTTTACTGGTGATTGGTCGTTGGCATGGGACGGTATCAAGCAAATCTTCTCTGGTTTCTCTACCATTCTAGAATCTCTTGTCATGATGTTGTGGAATGCTCTTATTGGACTTTTCAAAGCGGCTTGGGATACCATTGTTGCCATTGTGCAAGCAGGCTGGGACGGTATTGTTAAGATATTTAGTCCAATCGGTCAATGGTTTAGTGAACGTTGGAACGACATTGTAAAAGCTTTCTCTAGTGCTGGACAATGGTTTACTCAAAGATTTCAAGAAGCTTGGACTGGCTTAACTAATATTTTCCAATCTATAGGTAAGTGGTTTACTGATAGATACAATGATGTTACTAAAGCATTTTCAAATGTTGGCAATTGGTTTAGACAAAACTTTAACATTGCATATTCTAACGTTCAAAATGTTTTCTCGGGCATTGGGAATTGGTTTAGGTCACGCTATAGTGATGTCACTAATGTTTTTTCTAGTATTGGTTCATGGTTTGGAAATACCTTTAGAGGTGCTTGGTCAAATGTAACATCCGCTTTTAGTGGTGTCGCTAATTTCTTTAGGGGTATTTATAACACTATCAGAAGTTCATTTACTAATATTGGAACTGCTATTGGTTCGGCTGTTTCTGGTGCTTTTCGTTCAGCAATGAACGCAGCTTTTAGAACGGTTGAAAATGCTGTGAATACATTTATAGGAATGATTAATGGTGTTATTGGTGTTATTAATAAGCTACCAGGTGTTAGTCTTGGGCGCATTGGTCGTGTTTATATTCCTAAACTTGCTCGTGGTGGTATTGTTGATAGTCCAACACTTGCTATGATTGGTGAAGCAGGTAAAGAGGCGGTCGTACCACTTGAAAATACTGGTTTCCTTCAAACTATGGGGCGTGTCGTCAGCACAGCGGTCGTTAACGCTCTAGGGACTGGTAATCAGCAGTCAGGCTTTTCAGGTGACGGCGACATCATTATCCAAATTGGTGGTAGTGAATTCGGAAGAATTGCTATTAAGGAAATCAACAAAGAACAACAACGAGCAGGTCAAATACTGCTTAAGATTTAGGAGGTTCAATGAGCAATTTAATTATAAATGGCGTTTCAGTAGTACCGCCTAAAAGTTTTCAAGTTGGTGTACAAGACGTTGACGGCGAAACTGGTCGAAACGCAAACGGCGATATGGTCAGAGACAGAATAACCACTAAACGCAAACTTGAAATTGAGTGGGGAATGTTAACGCAATCAGAATGCAGTGCGATACTTAATGCAGTATCGGCTGTATTTTTTAGTGTGAGCTATCCAGACCCTATTGCTGGACAATCAACACGGACATTTTATGTTGGTGATAGAACGGCGCCAGCTTATTCATTTACTAACAAATTTAAGCCGTGGAGTGGTTTAAAATTCAATCTAATAGAAAGGTAATTTATGGTAACTTTTAACGAAGCAATGCTATCAAATGACCGTACTTTGGCTATTAGAGTAGGTGATTTCACATCAGAAAATATCAAGAGTGCTAATTTCAAGTATGGCTATATTACTGGTGATGACTTTACACCTGGCGGAACATATGCTGGTACGGCTTCAATACTGTTTACTAGCATTGTCGAATCATTCAAAAAACTAGATGTTGTTTATCCAGAAATTGGTCTGCTAGTTGGTAGTAAAGTTGAATGGGTCAAAATGGGAAAATATTACATTGATAATATTAAGATTGACCGAAATGCCAATACTACTGAAATTGAACTTATGGACGAAATGTTTAAGCTCAATGAAAGTTTTAAAACCGATTTAAAGTATCCAGCACAAATCCGTGATGTTATTTTAGAAATCGCCACTAAGACGGGTGTTACACTTGCTAGTGATGATTTTGGAACAACAGCTATTCAGCACCACGTTGACGAGCCGACAGGTGATAAGCTCACTTATAGAGATGTTCTTAGTCAAGCAAGCCAATTGCTTGGCTTTTCTTGTTTCTTTAATCGTAATGGTGAATTAGAAGTAAGAGGACTGACTGAATCTGGTATTACAATCACTGCTGATAATTATTTCTTACATGGTCTTGAAAAAAGCGAAGTTGAGTATCAAATAGCTGGTATCACTTGCGAGGTAGCTAATGAC